CAGTGTTCTCATCATTCGCCATCACTACAACGACGTTGCCGCCGCCGCCTACGTAGAGTCCACGGGTGGTTGGCAGCACAGTAGAGTCGCTCGGGACACAAGCGAAGGCGGAGCCGGCAGGAGCAGTTGCATCGGCGGTACGGTAAGTTCCAGACATAATTAACCTTTCAAGTGGGGAAGTAAAGTTGTTAATGCGCGGGAATTATGAAATGATAATTCCCGCGCATATGCAACGTCGCTTAGACGCCAGGGCTGCCGTAGACTCCGCGAGGATCAGTACAGCCAACACTGAAACGCATATAGGCCGCGGCCTTAGCGTTCTTCGTATCGAAGTCATTATCCTGATCGAACATCGGCTCATCGCGCCAGAACATCGTCATGCCATTAGGGGCATTCGTGCGAATGAACCAAGCATCTACGTCAGAGAAGTAGTGGTTCATCTTGATCCCCTTCGGGAACACGTTGGTAGCCTTCAACACGTTGATATTGTTGTTAGCTGTCGTACCCGACTGCAACACCGATTGCAAGATACGATTGGCATTGTACCATTCCTGACGAGGCACATGAAGCGACTCAGGCATGATGTTGATCAACAGCCCTGTATCGTTTGTAGCACCCATGATCTGAATGGTCAGATCCTCAATCGACGCTTCGGACAAGTCCGCTGCCGTGCTGATCAAGTTACTGAACGTACCGCCCGTAGCATTCAGGTGGGCGTTAGAAACCAACGCTGCCCCGTCACCAGTGGTAAAGTACGTTGTATTGAACGCGTTGTTGTAGAGGAATGAGGCCACGTTTTCCACGGTCTGATTCATCGAGAACGCATTAGCTTCGGCACGACGAGTCGCAACTTCTTTGTACTGGTTGTCACGCAGTTCTTCAAAAGTCACAATAAAGCCGAGCGCAAAGGCAATGTGAGTGTAGGTCGAAACCACACCCTGCAGCTCTCCGTCATAAGTAACCGCAGCGCCCTGACCCTTAACAGGAGCCAGGCCGAACGGAGTCACTTGCACTGCCTGTTCGTAAGCCTTGTCCGACGACTTGATTTCATACAAATCTGTATACTCTTTCGAGTGGGATTCGTAGACCTGGCCCCAGGTCGTAAATACACCGGGCCACAACAGTTTCGGATGCGAACCTGTATTGATAACACCACCAGCCATGATTTATTCTCCTTAAAGTTGATGGAAAGGTTAAACGCCAAGGGCACCGGTACCAGTACCGAGCTCGTGAACGTTGATCTTTACGATATGCTTGGCGTAAGCACCGAAACCATTTCCAAGCACGCGGTCCAGGCCCATCAGTCGCAACTGGATCGTTGCGGTGACGACAGGGGTGAAGCCAGTGACGGATTGCAGATTCCAGCCTGAGATGAAACCGTTGCCGGAGCCAGCGACTGCTTGTGTGTTCAGGCCAATGTCAGCAGCCGCGATCTGCGCAGCACCTGTAGCTTCTTGAATTTCAAACAAGACGTTTGGATCATCCACAACCATCGCGTACCAGTCTTTTGCCTGGGCCGCTGCGGGGCGGTAAGTGATATCAGGATTACCTGCGTTGCCCATGAAGGTAGGGGAAGTCCCCAGACCTACAATAACGCCACGCAAGGCTCCGGTTACACCGCCTAGGGCGATGGTAGGAGTACCGAAAATATCAGCACTGCCGCCGGAGATGACAGGATCTCCGATGTAAAGGGCGGTCGCATAAGCCGCCGGAATACTGTAAATGCGAGCTTGCCCATTCCACGGCGCACCATTCAGGTACGAGTGTGGAGAAAAGCCATTCGGACGATTCGAGTTTGACACGATAAGAACTCCATGTTGTGCGAGTTAACGCTTGGGTTTAAAGATATCTGGGATCGCTGTTCGAGACTTGTCCACATAGCGATGCTGACGATCTGCGCCAACTTCGCGTTCTGCTCCAGTCATCCCTCCCACGAGGGTATCTCGAACTTGATCATTACGTTGCTCAAGCAGCTTGCGGTCTTCTTCCCACCATTCTTGCTTGATTTTCATCAGCACGAGGCGAGCTGGCTGCCCATCCTGACGTAACTCCTGCCCGGAGACTACGCTAACTCGACTGCCTAGATCCATATTACCAGTGACCGCAGATGTGCCGCCAAGGGTAACATTAGTAGGCCGGATCTCAGACTCTCCAACGAACTCGTATCCACCATCCAGTGCGCGTTGAATTCGCTCTGGACTGTTATTAAACCAATGACACCTGTAACCAGGAATTTCAGCTGTCTCCAACTTCAATACTGGCACCCCCATCGGAATACGACGGCGCTGGGCCGCCAGGGGACTTGTTGCTGCGTTAATTTTTTCCATGCCTATTCTCCGAAATATAGCTCAGCATACCGGGATTTCCAGTCTGCTTGTGTTTTGTACTTCTTACCCTCACCTACAAAACGCTTTGCATCAGCGTCACAGGCAGCCCGTGCATCCGCAGGCATAGCGGCGTAACCTTTTCCGCCTCCGTTATATCCGCCTGCATTGTTACGAGAACCTTCCACCTTATCACCACGGGGTGCTGAAGTCCCTAACTCTTTGTCAACTTCCGCGGCAACCTTGTCATAGAACTCACGTCCAACTAAGGTTTCTCCGCCATCCCGCAGTTCCTGGGCAATGCCGAGAGCCAAGGAAGTTTTCCGCTTGTTCGTACCGAACCAAGGATTTTCCTTGTTCCACTCTACCATATCGGCAGGGGGCGCAAATGAAACAGGAGCTACAGGAGCTACAGGTTTAACCGGCTCTTTCTTTTCCACGTTCATCTGGACCAGTCGGTCCGTCAGCTCTGCCACCCCGTCGTGATCGCCTGCTTCAGACGCAGCAGATAACTGCGCCTTCAAGACCCGCCGGGCGTCGTCCACAGCTTTCTGTGTAGCAACCGTATGGCGCTCTTCCATCTGATCAATAGCGATCTGCGCAGTTTTCAGCGCCGCTGCCGTAGCTGCATTACTGTTCTTCAACGCATCTAGTTCAGTATGCAGGCGCTTATTCTGTTCCCGTACGATAGGAAGAACTTCCTCCCCTCGCTTGATGTAAAGGTCCGCGTCAACAAACTTTCCCGGATCGCCCTTAAAGCGAACCGCAGGAATCCAGCCCATCGCCTCTGCAGCTTTCTGCACCTCAGGACTGGCTTGGCTTTCAACAACAGCTTCTTCAGACATTTTCACACTCCTCAGTGATTGCGCAGAAAATATCTCTGTCGTTCACAATTCGATATGACTGGCCATCCGCAGGTCCCTTGACCATTGCGCCGGCAAACTGCGTCACCATCACCCGTTCACCAACTTTTGCCCGGGGGCTAGGTTCATCATGCCAGGCATTTGGTCCGACTGCAATAACAGTTGCACGCATATCCACCATAGATACGCGGCCAGAAACTGAATCCGGCAACACGATAAGTGCTGCTTTCCGTTCCGGTTCATATTGCTTAATCAGCACCGCCACTCCCCTGGGTTCCAGCCCCGATAGATTCTTCATCTAACTCTCCTATGTACGCAGTATAATCAAGGTCCATTACAAAGGCGTACCCTTTGCACGTACCGATATTGCCCACGTTTGTCAGCGCCATTGCCTGCGCGTCGTAATCCGTGAAGCTCCCACCTTCCCAATCTCTCCGCATCTGATCGCGGCGATTAGCAAGGATTCTTTTAACTGCCACCGTTACCGGGTGGTTTATCCAGTCATTAAATTCGCTCTCTGTTAAAGCTCTCATGGTGCTTTCTTCGTTGTCTGGGAGTTGGCCAAGCCTTGCACTCCAATATGATGGTCACTTTGAATTTTGAGCGCATCCAGCAGATGCCCAATCTTCGTAGTGATATGCTCGTTTTCTACTTTAACTCTTCCAATCTCAGCATTTATAATGGCGACCTGAGCGTAAGCTTGTTCCGTCTGCGCATTGGCCGCTTCGTTTTGAGCCTTAGCTTCCAGCTCTGCAATCTTCGCGTTATTCAGACGCTGCTCTTCTTGCAGTGTAATCGCAAAGGTCTGCATATCCGCTTGCATCTTCTTGTCCAACTCAGCCATCCGCCCCTGGATTTTTGTTTCTTCAATCACCAGTTTCGGATCTTTCGGCGGCGGCGCACCCTGAGTTCCTTGGAATACTTCCTTGATTCCATCAATACGAAGAGCCTTCAGATAGCGGAGTTCCACAGCATCCCGATTATAACCGGGGGAGGTGGCCGCAGCTTGCTTGAGCGCCCCCGCCATCTGAAGACGCATCATGTCACTTGTTACGTTTGGATCAGCGACAGGAGAGATTTGAGTCCCATCACCCTGAAAGTCTTGCTTTAACGGATCTGAAAGAAACATTCCGTTAAGCTTGTAAAGCTTACTAAA